ACCTAAGTTAGATAATGAGATAAGAGCAGAACGTCTTACTCCACCTACAACTACAACTTCACCTATCTTGCACATCAAGTCGTGACACTCAATAGGAAACAATCGTCTACCCTTAGCACCTTTAAATTTTTGTATACAGAACTGAAACAACTCAATTAATGGAGCAGGTCCTGATGCTCTACCACCAAATGTTTTTAGCCTTGCACCTGCTGGTCTTACTTGTTATGTATCCCATGTAGGTATCTGTCCTACATATAACATAGCAATAAGTTCTCTTAGTGCCTTTGCCCATCCGGGTCTGCTGTCACCAACCGTGATGATAGTAGTGCTATCTTCAAAATGTTCATTAACTATAGGTAGCTTGTCTACATTCTCACGTTCAACAGAGAAGCCTACACCTGTGCCACACATAAGTATATACATACACTCATCGAATGAACGTGGACTATCAACAGGTATGTAGCTACAGTTATAACCACCTACGTGACATCTATCTAATGCAGGACCTGCCGTCATTAAGGCTCTCATGCTAGGCATTACACCTAAAGACATTATCTGTGTAGACATCTTTTCTTTTAATGCTTTAGATATAGTGTAACCGTGATTCTTTTCAAGATGATCTTCCATATAATCAAAGTATCTGTCTACAGTTTCACCCCAATTCTCTCTTCTTTGTTCATCATCCTTCCATCTTGCATAGCGAGAGAGTGCTATAAAATTTTGATAGTCTGTCGGTAAGTAGTTTTGTATCATTTATGTCTCCTGTATTGTTCTAATATTTTTTATTTTAACACCACCTATATCATATATAAATTCTGTCATACTTGTTTCTAATTCCTCTGCCACATTCTGATCGGCAGGCATAGGATATTCCTCTTCATCTACATGAAGAGTTAGCATCATTTTAACTCTTACCATCGTAAACCTCAATTAGTTTATTTAGATACCACTGTGCTTTTTTTAAATCTTCAATACCGTTTTTATATCTATATCTCCATAGATATTTAACTATATTACCCTGTAAGTAATAATCAAAACCATTAGTTAGCATAGCTTCTAAGGCATCTATAGTTTCAATACCTGCTTTGTTATAATGTGCAGGACTATTAACCATGTCTTTCATTTCAATATTATCAGATTGAATGTTTGCTTGTTCTTCTCTCATTCTTCTTGCCATATAGTCACCATGCCTTTCCATTATGCATTACCCTTAGTGTTTGTTTTAAACGATAGATGTATTACATTACCATCTTCATGTGTAATGTCAACTTTTTTCTTGCTACAAATAGGCTCATACTCATCCTTTTCATTAACAAAGTCTTCTAGTCTATCTGCTAACTCAACATCTTGTTCCATCAAAGCAACTGTACTTGCTGTAAGTTGACACAAGTGTAATAGCTCTTTTCTAGATTCTAAGTCCATAGGATTATTTTTTGAAGTAAGTATATTTACCTCTACTTGTCCTGTCCATTTATTATCTTTAGTTAAATAAGGTTGCAATTCTATGTAGCAACACTCTGGTCTTCTGTCAAATATATTTCTTTCCATTATAGTCTCCTTATTTTTGTACCCATGAACTTTATAAATTTAGGGTGTTTGTTTTTGCCTTTTTCTTTTAACCAATCTTCAGGAATGATCCTATCATAGTACCTAAATCCGTACTTAATACACCACTCTGCATATGTAGATTTCGCACCTTTACTTAGCTTACTACGACTGTTTGTAAAAATAAATCTAATATCTAGTTTAGGATGTTGCTTCTGTATGCACAAGTGTTTTCTTCTATCTGTTGTTAGGAATCTTCCTTTCGTTTCTATTATTATACCATTGTTTAATATAAAGTCAGGAGTATAAGTGCGATAAGCTAAGTCTTCCCATTCTATCTTAATACTTTCGTAGTCATACTTATACTTTATAGTATCAAGAGACATAGAAATTTTAAACTCTAGTCCACTCCTATACCCATGCTTTATAGCATCTCTTCTTATCTTATGAGGAGACATTTAGTTCTACATAATTCACAATTTTAGGGAACTGTGCCTTAGACATTACAGAGGGTAGTTCTTGCAAGTTTTCCCAACAGGCTTTTTTATAGTCACAGAAGCTACAACTGACTCCTAATATTTTATTCCCTGTAGGTTTACCTCTAAAGGTTTCTTCTATAGCTTCAAAGCAACGTGCAAACTTATTATGTTTTACAGTCTCAACAGTTGCTCTTATCTTACGCATCTCATAATTTGCATCAGCATTTTCTGCTGACACATATTTAAATTTACCATTAGCTTTATTAACTACCCACCAACCACCAATCTTTTTCTTGGCAGCTTTTGCATAGCCAACTAACTGACTAACATAACCAAATGCATCACCTTCTTTTAGTGTCTCAAAGTCAATAAACTTATTATCATAAGACCAACCTGAAGCCGACTTAACATCGTCAACTGCTCCATCTATGACTAAGTCATATGTGCCTGATATATTAGTACCATCTACATCTAATGATACATTATCAGGCTCTTCATACTTAACTCCTGCACCCCTTAGTAAACCTTTAAATACTGCTTCAACAATATCTCCTAACATCATGTTCATCATAAAGTTATTAGGCTTACTAGATGCTTCTTCAGGCTTGTTTTTATCAAACCACAGTTGGCAGGTGGGTCTGCCTAAGTTAGACATACGTAATCTGAAGTCACCTCGTTTGACTCCCCCACCAAACTGCTTTCTAAGTGCATCCTTTACATCGTTACCTACTTGTTCAATAACTTCTTCAGACATAGTAGACTTACCATTAACAGCATCAGACATATACTGATGCACTTGCAGTTCAGCAGGGTGATTCATTATGCTACTCCTTCTTCTAGTTCAACATCTATAAATTGCTCAACAGTTTCAATGTCTTCCTGAGAAGATTCCTTTTGATTAGCATATGCCTTTTCATCCCAATCTTTATAGATGTAGTCATTAAAGTTCTTAACCCAATCAATGAAATCAGAGAATAGCTTTTGATCTTCATTACTAATATCTAAAGATTTAGTCATATCTATCTTAGCTACAGGTGTATAAAAAGAACTACCATTGGGTAATGGATTCTCTTCTGTCTGTTCAAAATAAATATTATGTTGTAGTGGTAGTCTCTGCTTCTTTGTAAACTGAGCAAACTGATCCCCTACTGTCTTATAGGCATCCTTATTATCTATCTCCCATATGAAAGGAAGTGATTCTAAGGAAACATCATCTCCATTTGCATCCTTTGCACCTATTAATTGTACAGTACCAAACACAACTCGTACTCGTTTTATCTGTCTTATTAAGTCCTGCATATCAGAAGGTAATGCCTTAAAGTCTTTTACATAACCTGTAGGTTTGCCACAGTTAAACTTACCTGTATTATCTTTCAAATCCATATTAAGATTATCAGCCATAATAGTTCTTTGATAAGTGCCTTTAGGCTCTCCTTGCTTGGCATTAGTATTTGCCACGTACCTTCTATACATAAATCTCTGCATATAGGGTCTTACCGACATCTCATTAGCATAATAAAACGTAGACTTATCTCCATCTAAAACTTCTAGACGATATGCTCCACCTTCTATTACCTCTATCTTTTTGGTCTTGCCATTGATCTCTTCCGTTCCCATGAGAGGAGAGTGCCATATTCTTAATCTGTTAAGATTGTTACTCTTTTTAGGAGCACTGCTACCTTCTCCTGCAATACCCATAGCTTTAGCCATAGCACTGTAGTTATTGGTATCTATAGTCATTATATCTGTCATTCATTTTCCTTTCTATTTACATAAGTTCCGTAGTTATATCACGCAACATCTTTAGTGTCAAGCCAATTATCACCTATTTTTGCTTCTAATAATAATGGCACATTAAACTCAATCTGAAACTGCCTTTCTATAATATTTTGCAGATCATTATTGAGTTTCTTAATTATATATAGCACCTGATTAATTTCTTCAGGATGAATATCAACTACTACAGAATCATGTACAGAGTTAACTATGCAAGATTTATGGGTAGATAATAATTTCTCCATGTGTATTAACACAAGAGGTACTATATCAGCAGTAGCGAATGACTGCACAGGATAATTTTTTATCTGTGTAAAGTGACTAACACTGCCATTTCTTCTTCTCTCTACATCAGGGAAAGCAAACTGTCTACCTGATGGGGTAGTTATCATTCTCTTCTCTAGAGCTTCTTGAGCCAATCTGGAGTGCCATGACTTGATACCTTTATATTTTTCTGTGAACTGTTCATAATATTTTGCTTCAGCAGACGTTCTCCCAAAGCCTGTTGCTCCATAGAGGGGTGCAAAGGTATGAGCTTTTGCTTCTTGCCTAGTAGTTTTCTGACCTGATTCCGTAATGACAGAAGCAGTGTATGCATGTACGTCAAATCCATCTTCAATCTCCTTCATTGCTATTTTATCTTGTGATAGGAAAGCTGCTGCCCTAAACTCTAGTTGAGCAAAGTCAGCTTCTAATATCTTTCCCCCTTTCCATCTTGATACAAACACTCTTTTAACAGGGAATGTACCACCTCTAGGCATGTTCTGCATGTTTGGGTCTGCACCACTAAACCTGCCTGTAGAAGTTCTGTGCTGTAATAACCTAACGTGTAGTTTCTTATCAGGTTTTACGTATATATTTATGCCCTCTACAAATGAGGACAAATATGTGTCTAGTGCTGATACCCTTTGCAGATCGGTTAAAAAGTTGTATGCATCCTGCCTATTAGTATTTTTAGCTGACCTTTGTAGTATTGCCAACATATTCTTATTAACACTAAAACCATTAGCAGTAACCCATTTAGCAGTAGGTGGATTAAACTTAAATCCTGCTACATTCTTAGATGGTTTAAATATATAACCACTACCTTCGCACTTGTCACACTTAGGTTGATTAATATAAGGTGTACCATCTTTCTTTATCTTTCTAAGTCTACCTGTTCCATAACAATTAGAACACCTAACTGCTGTAGTCTTGTAAACAATATCTGAATATTTACTTATGTTATTTATTAAGTCTGCTTTGTTCATATAAGGGTGGAAGTTATTTAACCATGTTGTCTTCTCCTTTGGCTTGCGACTATATATAACCCAAGACATCTGTTCAGGACTATTGAGATTAATAGAGGTATCCCCCATAAGATTAGATACTTGTATACGTAATCTTTTTTCTGTTTCAATCTTCTCTTTCTCAAACTCTGCACGAACCTCTTCTAACTTACCCATATTAACTGCAAAACCTCTTGAGTATATCTTAGCTAATACAATAGACACACTGTTAGTTAATACTACAGTCTCCATCAAGCTACTATACTCAACAGTATTTAGCTTTCTATATAACTCATCAGAGAGTTGCTGAGTTGCGTGTAAATCTGCTGACAAATATTCTGATAATTCTTCAGGTGGTATCTCATCTACTCCCATGTCTTTCTTAAAATATTCTTTTAATGTATCTTGCTTCTTCGTATCTAGATCATATCTCTCTGCACATGCTTCTAAAGATAAAGGTTGTTTAATACCTCTTTGTATCACATACTCTGCTAACATAGTATCAAACACACTACCTTCATACTTAAATCCACATTCCCACAACCACATTAAATCGTAAGATATATTGTGACCTATGAGTATTGTAGCCTTGTCTAGTAACTCCTGTACACCATCAAAGTTATCTCTAAATAAGTATTCTTCTCCTGCATCTGTTAAACACCCTACCATTACTAATTTATTAGTAGGTTCAAATGGATCAAGATGCATCTTACCATCTCTTTTAGTTACTGTATTTTCTACATCTAATGTTAGTTTCATTTCAACTCCTGTATTATACTTTTTACTTCTTCTATAGGCATATTAAACCATTCACCTACATTTTGTCTAGCTATTTTTTTAGCTTTTTTATGTGCTTCTGCTTCTGCTCTTCTCCTATCTTTTACTGGTACGGATGCTTCTAAATTATAATCACGAAAAGGACTAGAGGTTTGATACGAGTTACATCTATCTTCTGCATCAACTGCCATGCCTATTTTCACCCAACCTTCCCATGCAGGATTTGTAATAGCATATACATAACCATCTAAAACTTTAGACAATTTATCAAATGTAGAA